CGCCCCAACTTAGGTCCGGAAACGGTGACATCCAAGGTGGGATACGGACGCTTAGAACAAAACTCAGCCGTGTACATAGTACAATATTGGAAATCATCATTGTAACCCAATTCGGCTGACAAAGCCGTAGCTTTCTCTGCGAAACTTCGCGCTTGGTTCTCAAACGCAAAAGCAATTAACAAATCATCACCCATAGCAATGACACGATAATCGGATACGTGCGCAACATCTAACAACGCGTGGGCCTTCGCCAACTGAATCAGTGTGTTACCGCACGATGTGTCATTATCACCCGTATTACGGGTTCCATCAACGCTCCAATAGTCCCCCAGTGTAGTTAGCCCATGATTGAAATCACGTGTTTTCAAAGCCAACGAGACATTTTCTGGAGCGCCAAAGTCGACGAAGACGTGATGTGTAGCCCTCAATTCTGCACAATGAACATAGCGATCAAACGTGTGCGAATCACCGCGAACGAAAAAGATCATACCGAGGGAACAACAACCATCAAACCAAATACCAAGATCCTCCAAGGTAGCACCAGAAGCGTATGCGAAAGAGCCCGAAACAGGGGCATCGCAAGGATCAAGATGATGATGCATCCAATCAGAAAAACTATAAATCCATGGTCCACACACAATTTGAAACGCAACATCACTAGCACGTATTGTGCGTGGCACCAGCTCTCCACTAAAGGCCGAGCTCCACGGATACATTGTCATCAACACTTCATTTTTAAGAAACAACTTGGAAAGGGTCTTAGCGTCAGCGCCGACCGCATTGGCGTGTTCGAGTATCGTGCGACGATAAGGACGAAAATGGCTAACCCACTCATCAAATGAAATAGACACTAAATCAACGACCTGAGTCTTAGAGTGAAGCACAGCCAACATATGCTGATACCAAAAATCTTCAGTTTTTGTGTCCTTATATGAACCAAGATCAAACAAAGTTCGATTACACATCGCTAGGTCCATATTGTGCCGACAATTACGAGGCACTACTACTCTACACGCTGCTGCAACAGGACCAAAGAGAACGAAAGCAATTTTGGGTTCACATTTTCCTTCAAACGTAGAATGGTACGTAGCTTTTGAATCGAGTTGTTTCTTTGTACGAAACCCTTCAGGATCGAAGCATGAGTTCATTTGGACGACGTGCACCAGATCACGAGGGATAATTGCATTCATCTCACGAGCTATCTGGTAGCGACGCCACTCACGCAACATCAACAACCCAAACGCACCAACAAACATTACTCCCGCAATGAAAATACCATAGCCGTCGGCCTCTCTCAACAAAGCCTCGAAATTCGTAAGCTCTATCGGGGAGTCTGCAGCTGCGAAAGCCAAAGGCAAACGCATGAGACCGAACACAGCCAAGACAAAGAAGGCAAGAAAAGGGACTTGAAACCAAAACGCAATCAAACTCAGGAAAATTGCTAACCACCAGCAGCCGATTTGGAATAGGTATGGGCGCATAAAGTCCAATGCCCCATACCCAGGGCTGCGCATCAATCGCAATGTATTCACACGATCAATTTGAGGTATATGTGACACAACGCCGCGTAGACAAGATTCCTCTTGATCGAGGGATAAAGTCCACAGCACACAAGCAACGGCGGAGAAGTTCATTGCTACCGAGTCGTCTGGTTTTTGACGCAAGTAGGCGCGCAAAGATGCTTGAAAAGCACCAAAAGATTCAGGAGTACGCTTGCGCTGCACTACGGGCAACATCTGAACTAATAGTTCACGAGGGAGATATACCTCAGCATGATGGGAAAAACATAGAACAAGAGATCCGACCAGAGAATACACATTTACGATATCAAATCTCGCAAGATCACCCTTCCAAAAGATCGAAGGGATAGCCTCAAAACTAGTTTGTGTAAACATCGATGACAGTCTAAATGGGACAGGCTGCCAACCTCGAGCAAGTTTGAAGCATATAATCTGAGTATCGCCAATTGCACTCTCTACGCTATTCCACACCATAGCAGCTTGATCATGCACAAAGATCGAAGCCCTAAGCCAACTCAGATCACCATGTTCATAAGGGTGCATGTTGCCACGCACCACCATGGTCACATAGTGATTCGAAGTCGACCAATGGGCCTCTTTAGCTGCAACATACGTCGGCAGATCACCCGAAGTGTCAACGTAGAACGTATGAATAGTCGCATATATCGCCTTATATCCCGACTTGAGCAACATTAGCATTTCCTCGGGTTTCAGGTAGTACAGCGACTGTATCGTCATGGCATAGGATGGCGGCGCATACGGCGGTGAGTAGGCACACGAACATGCATTTGTGGCCAAATCAAGTAGAGAGTGCTCACAGTATCTACCATAATTCTCCCTTAGATATTCTCTCCAATAATCTTCAGGAGCCATTTTGGGACAAAGACACCAAACATCTCTCTTACTGTTGGCGTGGCGCTGGGGAGCCCCGCCAATATCAACAATGCGACCTTCATAGCCGTCGCGGCGAATCAACTCAATGACTCGAGCCTCGGCGACCAAACGCTCAGTCGCTAACACCGGATGCGGATGCGGAACATCGTGTTGAACCAACTGACTGGTGGTTAACACAGAAGCGAGACGGCCAAGAGCCTCCCCGGGAACAACACCTGCTGCTCTCAAGGTAGGAAAAAGCTCTTCACCATGGTACTCGCTAACTACGAGGGGCGTACTACTATTCGGACAAGATTTAGCATCATGTGAGACCTGATCTGGCTCCGGGACTACGCACACCTCAGTCTTTCCAACACTGGGGGGCACGCGCACAGGCGCGGGCGATACAAAACTTGGTGATCGCCCACGACCTGAGCCACGTCCACGACGAGCCTGATAACCACGTCCATGATACGCGTAAGCAGACATGACGCCAAAAAGAAGCTATTAGTAGGTACGAAAACGAGCCAAAGGTCCGAATTCTCGTCGAAT